TATACACCGCCATAATATTATTAGCTTTATGCCTGACCGGATGCTCCCTTCGCTCCACCTACCCAACCTTGGGCGGAGTGATTGGCGGATCAGCCGGTACGCTTGCGGGCGGCCCATTGGTCGGCGGACTTTCTGCCGGTGCGGGTGTCCTTGCCGGCGAAGCATTAAAAAACAAAGATGCATTAATCGAGGCAGAAGAAACTATAGAGAGTTTAAGTCACGGAGATGTCAATGCACTTGTAAGCGCCGGACTTAAACAGCATCAGAGTGGCTTTGAGGCATTCACATCGTACATAAAAAAGATCTTGATCGGAGCGGCAATTCTGCTCGGAGGGTATTTAGCCATTCCTATTTTCGTAGCAAAAAGAACTGCTCGTCAATGCTCCCAAACCGAAGCAATTAAACATCAAACCCGCGCACCATTTCCTGTCAAACCACCCTCCCGTGAAAAATCTTAAATTATTAGCAGATCAATTCTCAACTCTTTCAAAGAAAGCAAAGATGTTTACTGTTTTAGCCGGCCTAGTGGTTGGCATTATAATCCTCGACTGCCTGTTCTAATGGACCGCACCGCATTAGCTGGGTTTGGTGGATCGCTTGCCAGTTTAAGCGGATCTTTCCATGAACTAATCGGTATTATTGCCGGTGGGATGACCATCATTTATATGGCGGTAAAGATTTACCAGGAGGTAAAAAAGAAGTGAGCCGGTATCGTTCATACGGCAAACTAGACGATCCATTCGTTTCGGAAGGAGATACTTTCTTTCTGCGAATGAATGCCCGTCTGCGCCCTAACCAGTTAAAGCCTGGTGAAGTTGCTCTGTCGAAGAATGGGCGAATGAATAAGGACGGAACTTGGCAAACTCGCAAAGGGTTATCCACTCTGTTTGGTTCGATCACATCGGGAGCCGATGCAATTCGATTGCCTTATTTAATTACATCGGCTCAACGGGTTTCCAATGTGGTAACTTTAACTTTAAATGCGACTCCCTCTTTATCCTTTATACCTGGTAATAATATTACAGTCGCAGACCTTGGTTTTACCGGTGACGATCCGAACGGAACTTTTCCTTTGGTCGATGTAAATTTTACGACAAAAACAGTTACTTATGCCGAAACTGGGGCGAATGAAAATTTTACAATACGGGACGAGACTGTGGCTAATACATCAGTCCTTTTCCCCGGCGATTCCATACCCACAACTTTAAATTTTACACTGAACGATTTTGGAATTAACGAGGTTTTTGGATCAGCAGTTTTTAGTGACCCGTCACAAAATTCAGACGATTTTATTTTCATCGCAACAGACTCGACAGCCATTGCAATTCGCTTAAAAGATTCCACCCTTTTTAAATGTCGCTATGAATCGGGAGGGGAGTCTGTAGATGCCCCCGTAGGAATGCTCCAAGGGTTGGGGAAGATGTTCATATTCCGAACTAACCAAACAACTTTAGAAGCCACTCCCTCGCTTCAATCTGTACCCATAGCATCGGCATCCCAAAGTGGTCAGACTATAACGGTAAACACATCATCCGCCCACAATCGAGTAGCGAATGACTATGTTACTTTGTCGGGATTAGGAGCGGCTAGTTTAGCGCACGATCCCAATGGATGCTATCGGGTTTTAACCACACCTTCGGCCACTCAATTCACTGTAAGTATGACGGGCAGTCAGACGGCCACTTTCTTTGTCAGCGGTTCGACTGTTGAATATTTTGCAGACTTTGCCCGAGTGCCAAGTGGTGATTATACAGCGCCCTTGTTCTTAACCGATACAACGGCAACCTCGGCCAATGGATTAGTTACTTTTGACATTCCAGGAGCGAATCAAAATCCGGCAAATTCATCATACCATAATATTTCTGTTGGCGATACCATTACCATTCGGGCGGGTGCAACTCCATTTGATACTTTTGTGGATGATAAAGCTAGATGTGTCAGTTCTTCTAATACTCAAGTAACTTTTAATTTAGGTGCAGTCAATGGGACAGCCAGCCTAACCATTTCTAAGCCATTGAGCGTGGGAAAAGGATTTATCCATCAACCAGCGGCTCCGTGGGCAGTCGTCCACCAAAGAAGGCTTTGGATGCCGTACTGGTATACTTCAGCCGCCCCACCGGTAGATCGAAATATTCGGGATGAAATAGTGGCCTCAGATATCCTTGATTTTAATACGATGGACCAAATTTCCAACCAATTTAAGCCAAGCTCAGGCCAGTCGGATTATTTGGTTGCACTGAAACCTTTCACTCAGGATTCCATCGTAGCCTTTTTTAGAAAATCAATTCATCTAATGTCTGGAGTAAGCGGATCTTTAGCCGATGTATCGACCAATTTAGTCACCGATGAAATTGGATGCTCGGCTAGAAAATCTGTGGTCCAGGTCGCCAATCAAATTCTTTTCCTCTCAGATCAAGGCGTGTATGGAATCCAATTCCTTGACGAGTTCAATTTGCGAGGAGTGGAGATCCCTTTATCGGAAACCATCCAGCCATTTATCGACCGGATTAATCAGGACTATGTTCATTTGTCTTGCGGAGTTTACTTCGACAATCGCTATTGGCTGGCCACTTGTTTGGACTCTGCCCCTGGTGTGGGAAATGCCACCACTCTAAACACTATTTTAGTTTACAGCTTTATAAATCAGGGGTGGGAAAGTATTGACACAGTTAACTCCACAGAATTTGCGATCCGTGAACTTTTAGTTGCAAAAGAGGGCACGAAGAATGCCTTATATCTAACGACCGAAGAAGGCGGAGTTCATAAAGTCGATGGATTTGAAGGCGGGGATGTGGTAAGCATTCAGGCGGGAGCATCGAGCGCACAAACCATCCCCGTAGTCAGCCAAATAACTACCCGACAATATGATGCTGATCAACTCGACAGGAAAATGTTCAGCCGAGGAGAAATTCAATTAAAAAGCAATTTAGAAAGCCCGAGCGATGGTGATATCACTTTCATCACGGAAGATCCCGATGCGGTTTCACCCACAACAGTAGTAAGTGATTCACTAGGCTCAACTTTAGCGGCGAGTGAAGATTCATCCATCCGACTAGGAATCCGAAAAAGAGGGTTTGGGATTCAGGGAGATTTTAAGCCCACAACCGGCAGACCATTTGTCCGAGCCGTCAAAGTAGAAGCTCGAATTACGGACCGGTCAACAACTTCAATAAAATAAAATTATGGCAGTTATAAGCACATCGCAAACTTTTACGACTAACGAACAAGTAACATCGGGTAAACTCAATGATATTGTCGCCCAGGCAACTTTTTCTGACCCCGCAGACGGATCTACCATAATCGCCAATAATTCGACTTATGGAGTTTCGGGCGGAGATGGAAAACTGAAAGTAAAGGATGCCGGAATCACAGCGACTCAGTTGGCCACGGATTCCGTGATTACGGATAGGATACAGAACGGAGCAGTAGACTTAACCAAACTGGCGGCAAGTGCAATTGGTGCTATAATGCCGACAGGCTCAATTATGCCTTATGCGGGTTCATCTGCACCTACGGGCTTTTTAATCTGCGATGGTTCTGCCAAAAATACAACTACGGAAGCGAGCTTGTTTGCAGTCTTACAATATAATTACGGCGGGTCAGGTACTTCTTTTAATATCCCTGACCTTCGAGGCCGAGTCATTGCGGGTTTAGATTCAAATTCAGGCGGATTTGCTGATAGGTTGACAACATCCTCAGCGGCAAATCTTAATGGGCGCGCATTGGCCGCCACGGGAGGTGACGAAGAGGAAACCCTAACTATCGCACAAATGCCCGCCCACACTCACGGTATAAGCACAGCTACGGGAAACAATAATCAAACAGGTGTTGCGGGTAACGCTCCGAAAGGGACTGATTTAGGAAGTCCAACTATAGGGACTTACTCCGGCGGCGCAATTTCGACAGGCGGAGGTAATGCACACAACAATGTCCAGCCAACCATTATTTTAAATTACATAATTAAGACTTAATATGGAAAATCCACAAATAGATCCACTAGCTGAAGCCGCTAGGATATTAAATGAGCAAGCTCCGGAAGGCGAAGCACTCGCATATATTAATCGTGATGAGGCAGATGTTTTAAAACAATTAGGCGGAGCCGGTGAACCGGTTAACTCTTCGGGCGTTCCTTCCTTCTTTTTAAATAAACTTTTTGGAGGCGGAAAAGCACCCCCTCCCTTGCCCGAATTTAATGTCGGAGAATCGGCAAAAGATTATGTCGGAGCAATGGCCGATCCTGGCCTACAAGGCCAACTCTTATCAGTCCGCCAACAATATGATCCACAATATCAGGATTTACAGATAGGACTTGCCCAGCGAGCCGCCGATCCGATGGCCAGTTTAGCCGAAGCAAATACTGTTAGATCACAGGATTTCGGGAATAGAATTGCCGGAAGACAGGCTGGATCAGATATAAATTTCATGAACCAATACGGTTCAGATTTAACAGATGCTAAACGCTCATCTGATCCACTCATGCAAGCTCGGGTTCAACAGGCAAACGAGTTAGCCGATCAGGCTTTCAATGAGGCACAAATGACTGACCTATCCCCTGAGATGAGACGGCGGGCCACTCAGTCCGCCCGTGAAGGATTAGTCTCACGGGGTAGGGGAATGGATAATGCGGCCATTGCCGCTGAGGCGATGAGTCGGGAAGATTATTTACGGAAGATGATAGGTGAAAATCGTAGACAAGCACAGGGTTTAGGGACTTATGCTTCTAATTTAAACCAAGCAACCTCAGTCGATCCACTTGCGATGCTTCGAGGCGGGCAGAATTATAACGCCCAAGGATTTAACGAAAGATCCGCCCTTTTTGGCATCCCACAAGAACAATCAACTAGGATTAATCCGGATGCCGGAGTGAACATTGGAATGCAAGAATATGCGAACCGAGCAAATTACAATGCCAATACTTATGCGGCCCGTGAACAGGCGGCCAGTGGGGCGGCAAGTGGGTTGTTTGGTGCCCTCGGTACTTTGGGTTCTTCGACAATAAAGGCTCAAGCACAACTGGCTCAACCAAGATCTTTTAGGGGATAAAATCATGGCAATAGGCGATACAGTTCAGGCGGGTTTGATGAGGACAGATTCCTCGCCCATTCTTTTAGCGGGACAGGCACAGGCGAAAGCGAACCAGGCATTCGGCGATGCTTTAAATACAGCGGCACAGGGTTATTTTCAAGGACAGGAAAAGAAGAAGAAATTAGAATCAACGAAGGAAGGCCTTCGATCTCTATTTCCCGATGCCCCCGATGGATTAATAAATTCAATGGCTAAAAACCCAGAAGTGGCTCAAACCAAAATGGCTCTTGAAAAATTAGCAATTCAGAGAGAAAGTATTGCATCAGCGGCGGCCAGTGCTGGAGCCGCAAGGGCGCAACAAGCGGCATTCCAGCAAGATAAGTTAAACGAACGAAATCGTATTTTAAAAGAGGCGGAGGAGGCGAAGCAAAAACAAATCGGATTATCAAAATTTATCATGTCCGGCACGGAAATGGACCCCGAAGTCTTAGAAGATTTCAACCAAGCACAGCCTGGTCTAATCGCTCTAGGCGGAGACCAAGGTGCAAGGAATCGATTTTTAGAATATCGAAGAGATACCGCTCCAAAAGTTGGTAAATTAGGCGGGGAGCTTGACTCCTCTGAATTTGCAAGTGAAGCAATAAAGGCGGGAGTTGATCCTGTGCTTGCTGGTAATTACTTTATGAATTTGCAGAAGGCGGAGCAAGCTAACACCCCGAAACCAATGACTACCTTGCAACTTCAAGAGTATAAGATTAAGGAAGCAGAAGAAAATAGAAGGCAAACAGAGTTTAACGAAAGAAATCAAAATCCAAGCGAAAACCTTTCAGTCGGACAAGAGACAATAGATCGGGAGTTTGCGAAGGATATTGTTGAATTTAATCCAGCAGATATTGAAAAAGGGCTTACTCAACTTCAAGAGGCTTCAGCTAGATTGGGCGGAACAGCAAAAGATGCAGACGGAAAAGCAATAGAACCAGAAAATCTAACGGGTGCAATGATTGGATTAATGCCTGACTCATTTAATGACATTTTTAACCCAAAGGCATCTGAAGTTAAAGAAGCAGTTGAAGAAGTTGTGCAAAGAAACCTTCGACTAGTTCTCGGCGCTCAGTTTACTGAAAAAGAGGGACAGCGTTTAATTAGCAGGGCATACAACCCGAGGCTCGATGAAAAGGAAAATAAAAAGCGTGTAGACAGGCTAATTAAATCTATTGAGGGTGCGATGCAACAGAAGCAAGACCAAGCGAGATACTTTAATGAAAAAGGAACTCTTAAAGGGTATCAATTTGCACCAGTATCGATAGAAAGCATTGAAAGGGATGCCTTTGATGGGAGTAATTCCCAACCGAATGTTAATACTTTTAACCCCGGAGAATTAGACAATGCCATCCAAGCTAAGAGGAAACTATTGGAGCAAAGGACTATGATGCAACAGACTTTGGATAATCCAAATGTCCCGAACTATGGTTCTCAATAATAGGCTTTAATATGGCAACCCAAGCGGAACAATTAGCCGAGTTACAA